CACGGCACTTAGCCGTATTGCTGCGAAGAAATTTGCAGCGAAACCGACCTTTAGTAAGTCGGTAGTGTTTAAACGATGCGCTTCTATTCTAAAGGAGTTCACTGTATGCCTACCCAAGCCGTAAGTCGCAGCGTCCAAAGACGCTGGGATTGGGGATGGGAACGGTTCTACTGTAACGGAACCATAGTCTCTCAGCCGGTGGTAGGCGTCTGGGGAGATTATCCCCTGATGTCCTACCGTCGGGAAAAGAGCTGGGTTCGGACTCCTGGCTATGCAGCCTTGAAAGCGCAGAAAAAGCACCTTCCTGACAACGCGTTTGGCTGGTTGGAAGATAAGGTGTGTGATGAGGAATTCGTTCTTCATCTCACCCAAAATCTAACCCCATGTTCACCAGGTTCATCGAATGAATTCAAGCGGTATTATACCGATCGAGTGAAGACGATTTACTTGGCTTATACGCGTGGCGATAGAACTCTCGACGAGTCCGCAGTTCGTGCGAAACTAATAGAGAGGGCGAAAGGTGCTGAGTGGTCTACCCCCGTATTCGTGGGGGAGGGCCGTCAGACGGTAAATCTTGTTATTAATGCCGCGAGAACAATAGGCTCTGCCTATCGGGATCTACGCAGAGGTAACTTGGTTGGCGCTCTGGCTTCACTGGGCGTGCAGGGAACTGCCGCACAGAGGCGTCGATACCATCGTCAGTATGGCACTGACCCCACAAGGGCCGCTGCCAATGCTTGGTTGTCACTCACTTATGGGTGGCAACCATTGCTGAACGATGCCAAAAACGCCGCTGAAACTCTGGCTGAAATCGTAAATTCCGAACAGAATAGGGAAATACGAGTAACAGCGGTGAGCAGGCGCACAACGTCTGTTCGCACTCCAAACCACGGCGTCGCGTCTTCTCCCGATATCAAAGTCCTTCGGACCGATATCAACAAGGAGTCGTGCAAAGGGGTCTGGCGCTGCAAGCCAACAAGCTGGAATAATGTGGGTTCCTTAGGAATCCTCAATCCAGCCCAGGTAGCGTGGGAGCTTCTTCCACTTTCGTTTGTAGTGGATTGGTTCCTCCCGATCGGGCGCTTCCTGGAGGGGTTAGATGTGCCAATGAGGTTTCAACACCTCGGCGGCTCTATCGGTTACCGACGCGAATATCAAACACTTTACTCTGACGCCTACTATCACGGTGAGGGTCCTCAGGAGTTCCCGTATCGCACAGTCTGTACGACTGTGACGCGGGACCCGTTGACCTCCCACCCAACAGTGGGCATCAGCAGTATCGTATTTGAGCCTAAGCTAGGTACACCCCGTCTGGCGTCAGCGATTTCATTGCTGCGTCAATCGATGACTAGGTGACTTCCCGTCATGAGTCATCGCCGATCTGCTGCTGGTGGCTTTCACCAGCATCTCTCTAACAGCCTGCTTCAGGCTGAGAAAGGTAGGGTCGATTATGTCGGCTCAAGCGAATGTCGTTCTAGCGAACGGCGAAACGACCCCCGTGAACAAAACCTTCGCGCCGAAAGGCGCGTTGCGATCCCCCACGGGCAAAGATGTTGCTGTCTGGCGAGAGCAGTCTGCGGTGAATGCCGAAGGCTTTTTCTCGCTCCAGGAGCAACACTCGGATCCCAATGGGAATCGGATCGAAAAGTTCCGGTATGTGATCGAGATCCCCACCCTCGAGACGGTTGGAACAAACGATGCGGGCATTACGCCTGCGCCGTCTGTCGCCTATGTCACGACCGGGGTGATCGAGTTCTGGCTTTCGACCCGGGCCAGTCAGGCAGAGTTGAAGGACATCGTGGCGTTCGTGAAGAACCTCGCGGCGACCTCCTATGTGAGCGACGCAATCACGAAACGCGAACACGCCTGGTAACCAGGATGTGGACGCAATCGTGGTGGATCCTGAAGGCTATCTGAGTCTTATCACATTCTTGACGGCGCTCTGCATAGCTGCAGAGCGCCTACTCTCGAAGGTGGTAATGACTTTGAAAGCACTTTCTACGATCCTGTCGCAACTCGAGTCAGCGTTCGCTGATTCGAAAGGAGGTCTAAGTGAGTTCCTCACGAGTTCCGTTGTTTCAACGGAAAGGTCGGCCTTTACACCCCTTAACCAGGGTTCCAAAGGGCCTGGTCACGGAGATCCTTCGTGACTACCTCGCGGCTCTCGGTTCTCCGAGAGCCATCGGTGTCTGGATGCTGTTTGAATCTGGTACCGCGGACGATCTAGTCCAGCTAGTGACCCTCGAATGCAATCCGCTTCACTATAACTGCGTCGAGGACTTCAAGGCGGCTTATGCTGCCACGAAGTTCTTTAGCAAGTGTCGTGATTTAAAGACAGGGTTAAACCTGTCCGAGATCGCAGTCGAATCGGCCCGTAAGGCCGAGAGTCGATGTTCCGAGACCAACGCTCGATTCAAGTCCTATCGCCTGGGGGAGGTGACTCCCCCCTTCCAAGATGAGATCTCTCTCATACGAAGTAAAGTGGCGAAAATCCTTGGTCGAGCACCGGTGGCCCTATATCGGACGGAGGCAGGAGAAATCCTGCCTCCAACCGAGTTAGAGTTTTCGGGTTGGTCGAAGGGGCGAACAACTTCCGCTTTCGGAAGCGACTTGTCACTAATCAAGAAGTTTGGGTCGCGCCCAGACGTAACAGCCAGTGCTCTAAGACACGCTTTGCGTGTTCTAAGAGACTCGCCGGTGTGGGGGGCCTCTGTTCTTCAAACAGAGGCTCCAGTGAGTGTCGTCTCTAGGGACGCTCTTACTATCGTGCCGGGGAACGTAATGCTGACTGTCCCTAAGAGTGCGAAGACAGACCGTGTCATATGCTATGAACCGCATATGAACATCGCTCTCCAGCTTTCAGTTGGACGAGTTATGCGAGCTAAGTTGAAGCGTAATGGCATCAACCTCGACGATCAGTCTATCAACCAGCGGAGGGCCCGTCTTGGAAGCAAGACGGGACACCTTGCTACGATCGACTTGCGTTCCGCAAGTGACACCGTAGCAACTGAAGTTGTGGAGATGCTCCTACCCATCGATTGGGTGTGTCTACTCCACGACCTCAGGTCCGCGTACACGAAATGGCCTGACGGCCTCGTTCGAAAAAATGAGAAGTTCTCCTCAATGGGGAACGGTTTCACTTTCGAATTGGAGAGCTTGCTCTTCTATGCGATTTGCAGTGCAGTCGCAAGAGACGTCAGCGTGTATGGTGATGACATCATCCTACCATCGAGCGAATTCGATCAAGCTGTGAAGCTTCTCGAGTTCTTTGGCTTCGAGGTTAACCCTTCGAAGTCGTTCTCGACCGGATACTTCCGGGAGAGCTGTGGTATGGAGGTGTTTCGCGGTTTCGCCGTGAGTCCTGTCTATCTGCGGTCCTTGCCAAGGAACGTGGATGACGTACTGAAGCTTCATAACCGAGTTTCTGACTTTGTCAGGCTCGACCCTTATCCGCGGAGAGATCCGTGGTTAAGGTATCTTATGAAGGTACGTCGCCGTGTCCCGTCTCTCCATGGCCCACAAGGCTACGGAGACGGCCATTACCATGTCGACTTAGACTCAGCAATGTTCAACAGAGCTGGGTACGAGTTAGATGGCTGGTGGTTCAATTCCTTTCTCCGGGTTTTCCGGAAGGGGGTTGGTGACAGTGTCGATGGTCTAGAAATCAGCCGTGAGGCTGGCTACTCGGCCATTTGCGCAGGTGTTAGCCCGAAAGCTGCTCGCAGCGTTTGGGACCTAACCTTCGACAGGAGGTTTTACACAATCAGGCGAACCAGGGTCCTGGCTAACTTTTGTTGGCCAGGAATCAGCTGGGGGGATTAGTCCCCCCGGGTGATTTTGTCCGTATGGACTGGAGGC